TGTTGGTGTAATACTTCAACAGTAGGTTTACCGTTGTAACAAACTGGACAATTTGCGGTCAACGATAAACCTACTGTTGAAGTATTACACCAACAAGTACCGTTGTATTGTAATATATGATTAGTCAGTGGTGTGGTAATATTAACATCAGATAAATTATTTAGTGTATGTGTATGACTGCCACAAGCAACTTGTGTTGACGTTGCGCCAAAATCAACTTTAATTGTATTACCAGTAATGATTATTCCTGTCCCGCCAGTAAATGTTGTTCCGCCACCACCAGAAAAACCACCACCAGATGAACTAATTGAAGCTGTTTGACCACCAATTTGACCGTCTCTTCTGACTGGTAATAATTTATGTTCTTTTACTGCTATTGCCATTATTATATTATATTATATTATCTCTTGTATTAGTTAATTCTATCATTTCAACATCCATCGCTTCATTTACATCATTATATTTTCCGCTAACTATATAAAATGCTTTACCACTTAAATATTTATTATCTTTAATTAATTTTAAATCAATATTCATTATATATGATTTAACGTCCAAAGTTCCAGTTAATTTAAATCTTTGTTGTTTGTATTGGGAACATAAATTCTGTAAAATTAATTGATGTGTGGGATACATAGTTCCGCCCGTACCACTTGTTGACCGTACTAATCCACTAATATTTGAACCAGAGACAACTTGCTGCATAGTTTTAAACGCACCACGACTACAACCATATGTACCAGTTCCAGAAGTTATTTTATGTTCGAGCTTTTTGTCGGTTATTTGTATTTGTTTTGATGAATAACAGCTAATTCCTTCATTACCTATTTTATCACCAGTATTTAAATTTATTATTTCAATTTCAACATCTTTTATAATTAAGTTTTTAACTTTTGCTGCAACACCCAACGGATATACATAATAATAGCCTTGACTATTTTTATTTCTAAAATCATCCATTATAGTTATTTCAACATTACCACTTATTAAATTTTCTTCTGTTGACTGACGCAAAGGAACAAGAAGTTCTGCTTCATTCCATTTGTCATTTACGTGAGATGAACCCAGATAATAATAAAAATTATATGGTTTTTCAACAACGTCTAAATATATATAAGTTGATGTTGCTTTCCACGAATTGCCACCGTAATAATACTGATTTCCTACCTTTACTTGTACTGGCATTTTTACCATATGTACATCAGTTTCAGTTTCTTCATTATATATATTTTCTGAAGAATGAGTATTGACAAATACTTTCATTTTTAATAATAAGGCTATGTTACCATCTTGTGTAATATTGCTCTGTGGAAAATTATAACGATAATATCCCGTTGCACCAGCAGCATCATTACCAACGAATATACCATATTCTGGTGCATCATTTATTTCTTTTTTTATAGCATAACCATTATATTTATTATGGTAATTTATCCATCCTTTATAACTTATACTTGTATTAGTATAATATCCAGTTTTGTTGCTAAATGTTCCAGTTGTCAGCCAATTACTGCTTTCACCAAAAGTATATTTGCTGTTTTCAAAATTGTAAGGGTCATAGTTAACGGTTATTTCATCTTTGCTTGATATTATATCAAGGTTACTGCCAGTATTATACCAAGAAAGAGTATTACCACTTATATCAATATATTCACCTACATTACTTTGTGTTTCGCCATAACCAATTACTGGTGTTAAATTGTAATGTTTGCCTTTTGACGGAGTATGTAAATTTATAGGGTCAATAAAATATATTGAAGTTCCTTTAAATTTAACAACAAGACCCAAACCGCCAGCAATACTATCTAAAACTTTTCTACAACTGAAACAATTACCATTTTCGTCAATGAAATTTTCTTGTGCTAACTCAAGATAAAAAAAGAAATTTGTTGTATAATCTGCTATTCTTAAATCATTTGATGTATATATATCGGTAAATTTTATTGCTAATTTATCAAATATGTTTGTTAATATATATGTTATTGCTGTTGTACCAGTATAATATGAATTATTATTAGTATTAAAATATGGTATTTTATCCAATGCTGCCATTCCATTATTACAGTATATAGTAATTAATGTTGTATTTGCTGCACTATAATCTTCACTATATATATCTGCATCTACAAAACCTTGCCAGAATAGGTTTGTACCACTATTACCATTATATATTTTTACCATAAATTCTTGATGATTTTCAGTAAATAAATCAAGCAGTGTTAATGGTGTTGCGTAAAAAGTAATAACAGCACCTTCACCAACAGTTGGTTTATAAATATTATCAACATTACCATCAAAAGATATTTCTAAAGGATTATCAGACGGTACAAGTGACGTTATTGCACCTATATAACCGTCCTTTAGAATATCAATAGTTCTTTTATTTCTGTTAATAGTCTCATACTCAATTCGATATTTAACACCATATGCCATTATCTATAACTGTTTATTTTTCTGTTTTGATTATTTAATACACCAACCAATTCCGTACCCTGAATTTTAAACGTTACTTCACCACCACCATAACCACCACCAATTAATTTTTGTAATTTATCCAGTGGTGCAATTACTTCGGGATTGCTTTTGGCAGAAGGGTACTCACCAACCATTGCAAGAGTGGGTGCACTGACAATACCGCCTGAAGCAAATTGTGGAACTTTTGACTGCCACAGTGCGAGCAATGCACTAACACCAATAGCACCAGTAATTAAACCTATTATACCTTTCTTAGCCTCACCAGCCAGCATTCCAGCAATAGCTTCAGCTAAGAGAGCATTTAAAACTTGTTTAATCCCTTGAAGTACTGTTGTTATCAAATTCTTAAAACCACCTTCAGTACCACTTAAAAATTCACCAAACGCATCTGTCAAACTCACTACTGCAGATGGAAGCATATTACCTATAATAATCTCTAAATCAGTTAAAGGTTTTTTTATCTCTTCTGCAGTATTTTTCATTTCAACAAGTTTAGTATTATCAATATTTGATACTGCAAAAGACACATTTTTAAGAAGATTACCAGTATCCGCAATAGGTATTGGTAATTCTCTGGTAATTTCAACTTGTTTTTTAAGTAAATTATTTATCTCATTTTCCTTTCTTATATATGATAAAATTATTTCATTATACTCTCGTTGTATATCTAATATTCTATTTTTTAATTCCACTTCTTTATCAATGTCCTTAGTACCGCTTTTACTCATTTCATTTTGACTTTTCACTATGTCATACTCTTCTTGAGCAATACGGAGTTTTTCCTTCATTAAGGATAATTCGGATGCTTTAACCTCTTGAAGTGCTTTATAACGTTCATTAGCATCATTTTCTTTATTATAAATCTTTAAGTCCAGTTCGCTTATTCTCAATTTCAATTTAGCTTCTTGTTCAGTTAATGCTCTTTTATCCAGTAAAAGTTTATTTTCTCTTTCAGCATAACCTGCCATTTCATTTGCATCTTCTTTAATTTCTTCTAAAAGACCACCAGCAAATGCTTCTTTTAGTTTCATTCCCGCCTCCTTAAACCTTCCTTCAAAAACTAATGATATAGCTTCACCAAGTAACTGTACACGCACCAGCAATGCGTTAAAAGCACCTTTAATATAACCAAGCACTTTATGCAATTTCATTGAACCTTCTTCAGTACCTTTAAGATATGTTGTTAATGCCGCAAATGCAGTTCCAAGTGCCACCACTATTGCACCTATACCGCTTGTTATTAATGCTATTTTTACTCCATTAATGGCTGGTATCATCGCTTTAAATGCACTTACACCACCAGTTATTACTTTTGGTATTCCTCCTAATTGGTCGGATACGCCATCAATAATACCACCCATTGGCTTTAAAGCATCAGTCATTGTTTTTCCTGCAGATTTAACACCATCACCAAGTGCTTTAGCTGATTTTTTAGCTTTATCTATACCTTTTTCATAACCTGCTGCAGCCAGTGTGAGAGTTGTCAATAATGTGAACTTACCCATATAAATCTTTTATTATAAATACAAAAAAAGATGTAATTAATTACATCCTATTTTTGTTTAGCTAACCAGTCCAACATTTCTTGTTCTCTTTTCAGTCTTTCTTCTTTAGTTATTATTTCCTTTTCTTCTTCTATTTCCCACGTGAACGATAATAAATCTTTAGGTGATTTTATCTTATCACTATTGGTGGCAGCTATAACATAAGCTATATACCTTGTCTGTTCCCAACCATTTTTATAATTTTCATTATATCCCTGTATAATTGCATCACATTCTGCACTACACATTTCATCTAAAAAGTATTTTGGTGAGATATGACAAGCACCAACAACAATTGAATATATATCAATAATTTTTACTGATTTTTCTGCTTTTTTTTTGTCGGACTTTTTTCAACTTTTTTTGCCTCACCAAGCAAATAATTGTTAAAAACTTCCACATTATCAGGATATTCGTCTATGACATCAATAAATTCATCAAAAGAATATTGAAAAATTTCACGATTATTTGCTTTAAGAATGCAATAAAAAAGTAACATTAAATCATTTACGCTGTCTTTTAATTCGTCTATATTTCTGCCACTCATTTCTTCGAATAGCATAAGGCTACGGTAACTTTTTTTTACTATATATTCCTTGTCTTTAATTTTAATTATTATACTATCTAACATATTATTTGATTTTATTATAAATACTCAAAAAATTTAAAAAAATCACACAAAAAAAGCAGGTTTTCACCTGCTTCTTTCGATAGTAAAAAAATAATTAAGTAATTGACAATTTTCCATTCCCTTCAAACGTAACAGAATAAGTTGCCGTTTCATCGTCGTTTGCAGTCATATCCATTGATGTAATTAATGCACTGCCGCTAAAATATTTCTTCAATGTGTTTAAAGACCACGAAGGAGAAGTGCCACAACGTGTACCAAATGCTAAATTTACTGGATTTTTTGCCATCATACAACTGTATAAATCTTCTACCGAGTGTGTTGTACCAGTTGCACCAAATGATGATAATCCGTCTGTGCTTGCATTCCAATCGAATTTACCTGCTGCTTTTTCAGTCCAATCACCACTATCTTTTGAAGAAATATCTCTTGTCTTCATTGATACATTTAATTTTGCCGATGTCGAGAATGCTATTGGGGTTTTGGTCACACCCGTACCGACAAACACCATTAAGTCACCACCATAACTTAAATATTGTTGATTAACTCCCATTGTATTATATTTTTATTTTTAATATTATTTTTTTCTTTATTTATTATAAATACAAGGTTTTTAATATTCCTTATATTGATTTAACTTCGAATGTGAGTTTTTGAATAAAAGCGTTTTCAGCATAAGTTTCTTGTACTGATATTAATCGTGTATTATATACGTGTATGGTACTATTTTCGCCACTATACATATTTAAAATGTTAAATACACCTTCTGCAATATTTATTGTTTGCGAATAATCTTCAGACAATACGGTAATATCAACAACAGTTGTTGCAATTGCCTGTCCATCCCTACTATATTCATAATTACCATTACGTTCATAGACAATGCAAGGGAGTTGTGTATTTTCTGGTATTATTAACGGATACACTTTCTTTCCAACGATTGTATATATCGTTGTTCCTGTTGCTGTTAATAAATTATATATTACTTTTCCAATTCCTATCATTTTATAATATTTTATAATTAATTATAATTTTTATGTGCTTCTTTATGGTGTTTACTGCATAATCCTTCTAAATTATTCCAATCATATCCTAATGTTCGTTTTTCAAGTAATGTATTTACTGTACTAATTGGTATTATGTGATGTACTTCCACAGCACTATTAAATTTATTTTCTTTTATACATCTTTTACATAAGGGATTTTCTATTAAAAATTGCAGTCTTAATTCTCTCCATTTTCTTGTATTATATACTGCCTTATGATTGAGATTATCCCTTTTGCTTGTTTCTTTTTCCTTTTTATATTTCTTTTTATTTAAAAATATAGTCGGCATTATTTCTTATTATATTTTGCAACTGTTTTTTCTAATGATTGAACTATAGCTTCACTTACTATTTTTTTCGCTTGTTCTTTTCGACTATTTACAGCATCAAAGAAAAAATTAGTAGCAATTATTTTACCCGTGTAATGACCACCACTATTATCTTTTCTTTTTCGCCAAGTACTACGTTTTACACCTCTTTTATAATATCTGTCATCCGTGCCCCATTCTATCCATTTATATTTATAGTTTTTTACTCCAACTTTTAATCCAAAGGTTGAACGCATTGGTTCTGTCGTAAAAGATTTATTAAAATTACTATAATTAGTTAAACTCTTGTTTTTCTGTCTTCCTTTAAAATTAGATTTTGCTTGTTGAAGGATTATCTTGCTGGCATTGCGCATTCCACTTAATACAATACGGTTCTGCACTGAAGGAATTAATTCTGTAAATAATTTTCTTAGTTCAGCATCGTTGATAATTTCTATGTCAATATAATCTTCCGCATTAGGACGTTTTGCCATTACTCGTTAATTAATTCTGTTGTTATTATTAAGCCTTCCTTATAGTTAATTTCTTGTATGAAATTAATACGATATTTCTTATCATTCCAAACAATTATCATATCTTCAGTAATTGCACGATAATGTGTAATAAATTGGACGTTTGTAAAACTAAATATTTCGTTTCTATCCACACCTTTACTACCACTAATATATTTTACTTCTGCTTTTAATTTAAAAACAGTTTTATATGTTATTGTTTCAGCACCAAAAGCATCACGAACGCTTATCGCTTGCTTAACATATATCTTATGTCGCATATTATTTATATTCATTTTATCCTACTATAAAATCTCTGTAAGGGTCAAGTAAAAATCTATAACTATATGGTACTTCCGCACCTTGTGCAAATGATACCATATTTCTATTTAAATAAAAATGTGCTGCTAACATTATAACTGCCTGTACAAAACCAGTAGGTAATGTATTTCCAGTAAATCCCGATAATGATGTATTTACATCATATTTTAAATATTCGCAAGATGATGCATATGCAACATCTAAATAATGCTGTAATATTGCATTATCATCATTATATTCCTGCTCAATATTTAATTGCCTTTTAAGTTGATTTATATGTAAATATTATCA